GCAATTATTCAGATAGAAGGCACTTTAGTTCAAAAACTAGGATGTCTCAAACCGTATAGCGGTATGACTGGTTATGACGGCATTCGCCAGAATCTTTATGCGGCCATTAATGACAATACAGTCAAAGCGATCGCTTTAGATATTTGTTCACCAGGTGGTGAGGTGTCTGGTTGCTTTGACCTAGTCGATGCAATTTATAACCTTCGAGGCAGAAAACCAATTTGGGGCATTCTGAATGAATATGCATATTCAGCGGGTTATGCAATCGCAAGTGCATGTGATTATGTGACCGTCCCTCGTACTGGTGGGGTTGGCTCAATTGGTGTGATTACTATGCATGTCGATATGTCAAAGGCAATTGATAGTGCTGGTTTAAAAGTAACTTTCATCAACTACGGTAAACACAAAACTGATGGTGCACCAGAGTTACCTTTGGCACCAGAAGCATTGGAACGCTACCAGAAAGAAATTGATGCAATGGGTGGGCTATTTGTTGAGACAGTTGCCCGTAATCGAAACTTAGATGCTTCAAAGGTAAAAAGTACAGAAGCAATAACCTACATGGGACAGAATGGTGTTGATATGGGGCTTGCTGATGCAGTGATGCCACCAGATGCAGCATTTAACGCCCTTTTTGACAAAGTTAAATCAGGAGAGCTTTAAATGGCTAAGCAACCGAAAGCAAAAAAGAAAACCATGCAGCAAGCAGCACCGTTTGCAAGTTATATGGGTCTTCATCTTGAAGATCAGCGTGAAGATGACGAAAAAGCTAAACGCGCTGAAAAAGAAGAAGAATGGGCAAAAAAGGCCGAAACCGATCCAGATCGTGAACAGATGGAAGATGAGTCTGACGACGACTATGCGGCCCGCATGGAAGAAATGGATGAAGAAGAAGAAAAGGCAGAAGGTGAGATCAACGATACTGATCCTGATGCAGAAGAAGATGAAGAAGATGACGAAAAGCCAAATGCAAAGGCTGCTAGAGCATCTGAACGCAAACGCTGTGCCCGTATCATTGCTTATGGTGTTAAAGCAAATAATGTCCATCAAGCAGCAGTATTTGCCTTTGACACCAATCTAAGTGCCTCACAAGCAATTTCAGCAATGAATGCAGCAAATATGACTACTCCAAATGGTGGCTTAAACAATCGAATGCAAGGTGTTAAAAATTATCATGTCGGTTCAAATGCAGGCGGTAATGATCAAAAAGGCCAAACAAAATCAACAGCGCAGGCAAATGGCATTTTAAGTGCACTTGAAGCTGTTCGCGGTAAGTAAGAGGTAATCAAAATGACAAACTATACAAATAATCCTTGGATTCCTGGTGTAACTACTGATGTTTTTGTACCAGATCAGTTAATTGCTGGCGATTTGAAGATTGTAACTGACTCGGTTCAAATTGGTGGTAGTGGATTATACGAGCGCGGTACTGTAATGGGAGTGATCGAAGCAACGGGTGTATGGATTCCATCAGTAAATACGGCAACAGATGGTTCTGAAACTCCACGCGGTGTATTGGCAGATCAAATTGATACAACCACTACCTCTCCTCAAACGGGGGGTGTTTATGTTATGGCTGAACTTAACTTTAATTCATTGATCTATGATGCGAGTTGGGGTGTTGCTGGTAGTGCAGCTGCTTTGAATGCATTGAAAATTGGATTTGGTTCTACAAGTATTTTCTTGAAAACACCTAATTCTGCAAATTAAACATAATTCAAATTTATTAAAAAGGGTCGCTTTTCTGCGGCTCTTTTTTTTGGAGAAAATTAATGTCTGGTCAAAATAATATGACAGTCTACACCACAGCTGCACTGGTACAAGTCGTACCAAACTTAAAGCGTGCTCAAAAATTTCTTTTGGATAAATTCTTCCCTAATATTGTTGAGTCAAATACTGAAGAAGTTGATATTGATGTTGATGTTGGTAAGCGTCGTTTAGCGCCGTTTTGCTCTCCTTTAGTTGAGGGGAAAATGGTTGAATCTCGAAAATACCAAACTTCTCGATTTAAACCCGCTTACATCAAAGATAAGCGAGCACCTGATTTACGAAAACCTGTACGTCGTCAAATTGGTGAGCGTATTGGAGGTGGTGATTTAACACCAGAACAGCGTCAAGCAGTCAATATCGCTTATGAGATGGAAGATCAGATTGATATGGTTGATCGTCGTCTTGAATGGATGGCAGCTCAAGCATTAACAACTGGTACGGTAACTGTTAAAGGAGAAGGATTTCCCACAACAGTAATTAATTTCGGACGTGCTCCATCTTTAACCTTAACTTTAGCTGGTGCAGCAAAATGGGGACAAGCTGGAGTTTCACCTTCAAAAGATATTGATAAATGGTCTCATGAGATTCTTAAGCAATCTGGTGGGGTTGCAACAGATATCATCTTCACAACAACTTCATGGTCTCATTTCATTGCTGATGAAACGGTAAGTAAAGCGATTTGGTATCCCGATAATGGCGGTAAAGGTAATGCAATCAACGTTGGTTCTCAAATCCAACGTGGTGCAGTTTATAAAGGGCGTTGGGGGCAATACGATCTATGGGTTTACAACGATTGGTATGTTGATCCAGATGATGATCAAGAATATCCAATGATTACTGATGGCACGGTAATTATGTCTGGTACTGATTTAATGGGAACTCGTGCATTTGGTTTGATCGTTGACCCTGAATTTAATTATGGGCCTTTATCATATGCTCCGAAGATGTGGGTCAACAAAGATCCAGCTCAATTGTATTTATTAATGCAATCAGCGCCGTTGGTTATTCCTTCTCGTGTAAATGCAAGTTTTTCAGCTCGTGTTTGCGATCCAGTATTAACTTAAGAGGTAAAAAGCAATGAAATATGCTGTTAGCACAGGTAATACCGTTGAGTTTGGTGTTGCTAAGAAAACTGGAAATGAAACCATTGTAACTATGAAAACTTTTACAGCTGGTGAAATTATTGATTTTGATGATAAGTCGGAAATCAAACGCTTATTGGAGGCGGGTGTCATTCGACCTTTAGAGCATCAAACTGAGGTTGAAGAAGAAGGTAAATAAAAATGAGTGTGGACTGGCAAAGTAAAGTCCTATCTCCGTTAATGGCTGCTTTCGGGCAGCCAATTTCTTATTACCCAGTAAAAGATAAATACACAAACAATCATAAATTGACTGGCGTATTTGATGAAGCTTACACAGACATCAATATTGTGGATGGCTTAAGTGTGACATCAGTAAGTCCATGCATCGGCATTAATCTGGCTGATTTACCATTTGCTCCACGCCAAAAAGATCAAATTTTGATTTATGCCTCATTTGGTGCACCTCTGACCGATACTCTTTATATCGTTAAAAAGGTGATGCCAGATGGACATGGTGGTTGTCGTTTACTGCTTAATGTCGCACCTAAGCCGTGTGATATTACTTCGGAAGATGGGACGCAAGATCAATGATTCCTGAATTATCCATGCTTTTCCGCCGCCAAATGCGGATAGCTGTAGTTTCTGCTCTCCAAAAAGCAGATTTATGGGTTGATGATGAACCTGTTTCAATTAATTCACCGGGCAATTGGAGTCTTCAACATTTAAAAGATGACTGTGGTCTTCCTGCGATTTTGGTGAGAACAGGAATTGAGGGTAAAGCGTCAACAATTCGGGCGGGTTTACCGCAATTTAATTCTTCAGTTTCGATTGAAGTTTTATGTGCAGTGAGTTCGACGACTGCGGAAAAAGCACAGGATGAAATAGAGCAGCTTTGGTTTCAGATTGAGAATATTTTACTTACTGATTATTCAATAATTGGATCTGTTCAAAATGTCTCATCGGTTGATAGTAAGTTAGAAATAGATACCTCTGGAAATGATCATATTGCCGCTATTTCAGCGGCTTTTGTTTATGAAGGGTTTGAGGTTTTCGACAGTCAATCTTTTGTTGGGCAATCTAATGATCCTCAGCAACCTAAACCACAATTTCCAGTGAGTCCTGAACCAACTATCGAGCTTGAGCAGGCAGGAATTCATTTTGATCTGACCAATGTAGTTGATCCAACGGGTACATACCCAAATCCAACATTCCCTAATTCAGTAACTTCAGCTCCACGTTCACAAGGGCCTGATGGACGAGATGAGGGATTTATACAACTCGATTTAGGAGAATGAAAATGTTTGTAGTACCAAAAAAAGGCTACAAAATCCCAGATCCAAGCTTAAATGATTTTTTGCCTGAACAAGGACGAGAGGTTCAAGAGAACACTTATTGGGTTCGCCGTGTGCGTGATGGTGATGTTGTAAAAAAAGCACCAACTAAAGCTCAAGCAAAAAACAGTTCAAAAAAAGAGGATAACGCATGATTCCTTTCTCTAATGTACCTAATGATGTACGTGTTCCTCTGTTTTATGCAGAAGTTGACAACACGCAAGCCAACTCAGCAACCGCTGTTCAACGCGCCTTAATAATTGGGCAAATGACTGATTTAGGTGTTGCAACTGCGGATATTCCGCAAATATGTGGCGGTGTGGGTGATGCACAAGCTAAGTATGGTATTAACTCACAATTAGCTGCAATGGTCGCTGCATACCGTAAAAATGATGACTTCGGTGAAGTATGGTGTTTGCCTTTAGCTGATCCTGTTGAAGCACCAAAAGCAACAAATACGATAACCATTGCAGGAACACCAACGAAAGGTGGGGTTATTAGTTTGTATGTTGGTGGAGGAGGTTATTGGGGGGATGGTTCAGGTTTATATCAAGTACCTGTTAATACCCTATCTACTCCAGCAAGGATTGCTTCAGCATTAGTCAACATGATTAATGCCGACCTTAAATCCCCAATTACTGCCGAAGCTGGTGTCGGTGTTGGTGAAGTTGTATTAACTGCTGTGCACGCAGGGGCTACAGGGAATGAAATTGACATTCGATTGAATTACCTCGACACCTTGGGTGGACAAACCACCCCTGAAGGTCTAACTGTTACGATTGCAACAGCAACAATGACAGGTGGTGTAAGCAATCCATCTTTGACTGATGCAATCGCAAATTTAGGCGATACCAGTTTTGATTTCATTGTGTGCCCATACAAAGACACAGCATCACTCGATGCGCTTGATGCATTTCTAAATATGCAAACAGGCCGCTGGTCTTGGAGTAAACAGATTTATGGTCATTACTTCGCAGTAAATAGCGGTACGTTTGGCGATCAAACCACATTAGGTGCATCTCGTAATAGTCCATTTGGTAGCATTTTAGGTATTTTTGATTCACCTACGCCATCATGGTTGATTGCGGCTCAATATGTGGGTGCAGTTGTGCAATCATTAAAAAATGATCCGGGTAGACCTCTGCAAACCTTACCAATTACAGGCATGTTTGCACCTAAACCAGAAAGTCGTTTTGAATTAACAGAACGAAATAGTTTGTTGTTTAGTGGTATTTCAACATTCACCGTTGGTGATGATGGCGCTTGCCGTGTTGAAAAAATTATTACGACTTATCAAAAGAATGCTTTTGGTTCGCCAGATAATTCTTTCCTTAATGTTGAGACCATGTATTTGTTGGCCTACATTCTTCGTTTTATGAAAACACGAGTAACGTCAAAATTTGGACGAGTGAAGTTGGCCGCAAATGGCACTCGCTTTGCTCAAGGCTCAGCGATTGTTACACCTAACATTATTCGAGCTGATGTTATTGCTGCATATCAGGAACTTGAATTTAATGGCTATGTCCAAGATTCAGATGCATTTGCAAAAGGGCTGATTGTTGAACAAAACGCACAAAACAAAAACCGTGTTGATGTCTTATGGCCGGGAACTCTAATCAATCAATTAAACATCTTTGCGCTATTAGCTCAATTCAAATTGTAAGAGGGAAATATGGCTAACAATACAAACCGTTTGGCAGGTGTTGCCAATATCTCAGTGGATGGCGTGACGTATTTACTTAGCGGTGAATTTACTTATTCATCGGCTGATACCGAACGAAAAACTTTAACAGGTCAGGATCAGGTACATGGTTACTCTGAAATGCCACGCGCTCCATTTATCTCATGTACTTTGCGAGATGCAGGCACTCTTACAGTCAAGGACTTTAATGCAATGACTGATGTGACTATTCATGCTGAATTGGCAAATGGCAAAACAATTACAGGCCGCAATATGTGGACTGTTAATGCTCAAGAAGTAAAAACCCAAGAAAGTACATTTGATGTGCGCTTTGAGGGTATGACTGGATCAGTAAGCGAGAACTAAGATGTTTGATGAAGAAAACCAAAATCAAGATACTAACTTGAATGAATACCCAACGCCGTATGATTACACTTTGATTGTGCCTTTAGTTGGGTCAAGTGGTGAAAGCATCACCACAATTAATCTTCAAGAGCCTGTTATTTCGGAAATAGAAATGATGGCCGAAAACACCAAAAAGTTTGGTTCAATGAAAGCATTTAAAAACATGCTTGCAAACCATACGAAACTTGATGTTGCCACTATCAATAAAATGGGCGCTCGAGACCTCAATGGTATTCAAAAGTACTATGACTATTTTTTGGAAGGTCCGACCAATACCAAATAAAACCAATCATTTTATTTGTGACTTGGTTTTTTAAGTGGGGCCCACATGAGGCT